GGAGAAACTTTAGATGGCAATTAAAAAATCATCGAATTCGAATCAAATGATCGAATCTCATCCAAAAAACACAAGTCAGGGTTCCGGAGATAATACCAAGTATTCGGCAACATCCAGAAATAAGGCAAAAAAGAAGTATCGCGGTCAAGGTAAAGGATAAATAGATTTTTACAAAATATTAATTGAAACAATTTTCAATGGGGACTCATATACTAATTGAAGTATATGATGTTAAGTTTAATCTATTAGATGACGCCAAGTCTCTTGAAGAAGTTATGGTACGCGGAATTGATCGTGCCAAAATGGAAATACTTAATATTTTCAAACATAGTTTTACCCCACACGGAATCACAATTGTAATTGCCCTTTCAGAAAGTCATGTATCCTGTCATACCTGGCCAGAAGAAGGTTGTGTTGCGATTGACATTTATACCTGTGGTGATGGAAAACCAAAATTAATCGCCATTGAATTGCTCAAATATTTAAATTCATATAATTATAATATAAAAGAAATAAATCGTTAAATAGTATAAGGAGATAGAAACCTCCTTTATAAAAGTTCTGTTTTATTCTTAAAACAGGAGTTTCACAAATGCTATTCGAATCAGAAGATAATCAAAAAAGAATTCTTCAAGAAGTCGTTCATGACAGAGCACCGAAATATAATTTTAAAAAACAATCTGATCTTCATGAAAAAATTCGCAATGATGAAGATTATGATGACTGGGAATATGGTACAGAACCAAACTACGGAACTTCCTGTAAATAGTTATAAATAATATGACGAATATTATGTCATATGTCTGTTACACGGATATCAAGATCATTTAAAGACATTAGTCTATCCTTTGACCCCCACCCAATCACAAATGACCTGCCGGTTCTGTTGAATCAGCAGGCAATTCGTCGTTCAATTAGAAATTTAGTTCAAACAATTCCAACAGAAAGATTTTTTAATCCAATTTTAGGATCTGATGTTCGTCAAAGTTTGTTTGAATTCGTAGATTTTGGTACTGCTTCGGTTATTCGTGATCAAATTTTGAATACAATTTCAAACTTTGAGCCCAGAGTGAATGATGTTGATGTTCAGGTAGATCCAAGACCAGATGAAAATGAATTTGAAATTACGATTATTTTTAATATTATCGGACAAGAAATTCCAACACAACAATTTTCATTCATTTTAGAGGCAACCAGATAAAAAAATGCCTTTTACAAAGTTTGCCAATTTAGATTTCGATCAAATCAAAACTTCAATCAAAGATTATCTTCGTGCGAATTCAACATTTACGGATTTTGATTTCGAAGGATCTAATTTTTCAGTTTTAATTGATACACTGGCATATAATACCTATATCACAGCATTCAATTCAAACATGGTTGTGAACGAATCATTTTTGAATTCTGCAACCATTCGTCAAAATGTGGTTTCATTGGCAGGAAATATTGGATATATACCACGATCCAGAGAGGCATCAAAGGCGCAAATTTCATTTAAGGTGTCTACATCTCAAGACACTCCAACTCTCACTCTACAGGCAGGATTGGTGTGTATAGGAACCGTTAATGATACTTCATACACATTTTCAATTCCAAATAATATTTCTGCAAATCTGGTAAATGGCACTGCAGATTTTAATGAAATAACAGCATATCAAGGAACATTTTTAAAAAAAGAATTTACAGTCGATGGATCACTGGATCAAAGATTTATTTTAAATAATTCATTTATTGATACTTCCACAATTTATGTTTATGTGAAAGAAAGTAATGAAAGTGGTATTGGAGTTCAATACTTTTCTGTCGATAATATTTTAAACGTAAATTCGACCTCAAAGATTTATTTGTTACAGGAGGTTCAGGACGAAAAGTACGAACTTCTTTTTGGTGATGGATTAATAGGAAATAAACTAAAAAATAATTCAATAATTACCGTAACTTATATTGTTACTGACGGAGTATCCGGAAACGGAGCAAAATCATTTTCTTTTGCCGGAAGTCTTAAAGACTCTTCTAATGTAGTTGTAAGTAACTTTTCAAGTCCGATTTCAATCACAACAAATCAGCAATCTCAAAATGGTGCCGAAATCGAGTCAATAGATTCAATTAGGTATTTTGCTCCAAGGATTTATTCTTCACAATATAGAGCGGTCACCTCTCGTGATTATGAAGCAATCATTAAAAAAATATACCCAGAAACAGAATCAGTTTCGATTATTGGTGGAGAAGAACTAGATCCACCCGAATATGGAACAGTATCAATTGCAATTAAACCAAAAAATGGAACATATGTTTCAGATTTTCAAAAATCAAGAATTTTATCGGATCTTAAACAATATAGTATTTCTGGAATTAATCAAAAAATAATAGATCTTAAAATATTATATGTCGAAATTGATTCTTCAATTTATTACAATTACTCCCAAGTTTCTACTGTCGAATCTCTTAAAACGAAAATTACCAATTCGCTTACTCAATATTCAAATTCCATAGATTTGAATAAATTTGGTGGTAGATTTAAGTACAGTAAAGTCCTTCAAGTCATTGATAATACAGACAGTTCTATAACTTCAAATATCACAAAAGTTATAATCCGGAGAGACCTAAAGGCAGTCACCGGACAATTTGCCCAATATGAATTATGTTTTGGAAATAAATTTCACATTAATCGTGAAGGTTATAATATCAAATCTACCGGATTTAATATATCTAATGAACCCGATACGGTATATCTCACAGATGTTCCAGATTCTACAGGAACAAATGGAATTATTGCAATTATAAAACCACTCTCAGATGGTTCTAATCAGGTAATTATAAAATCTGCAGGAACAATTGACTACTTAAAGGGAGAAATTAAACTAGGGACAATAAAAATTAGCGCGACTTCTCTCGCAGATAACACAATAGAAATTCAAGCATTTCCAGAATCAAATGATATTGTTGGATTGAATGATTTATATTTAAACTTTAGTATTTCAAAAAGTACAATAAATATGGTAAGAGATGTAATTGCTTCCGGTGATGAAATATCAGGAACATCATTTGTAAGAGACTATTATACCTCAAGTTATCCAAATGGAAAATTTATAAGATTGTAATATGATACAAACAGGGTTCGAATCTAGAGTCAAAATTCAACAGATTATTGAAAATCAACTGCCAGAATTTATTTTGGATGAAAGTCCAAAGGTCATAGATTTTTTAAAACAGTATTATATTTCTCAAGAGTACCAAAGTGGTCCAGTAGACATTGCAGAAAATCTTGATCAATATTTAAAGTTAGACAATCTAACTCCGGAAGTTGTAGTTGATAACACATTTTTACAAAATGATATTAATTCAACGGTTGGAATCATAACAGTAACAAGCACCAAAGGATTTCCCCAAAAATATGGGTTATTAAAGATTGATGATGAAGTTATTACATATACTGGAATTACAACAAATACATTCACTGGTTGTATTCGTGGATTTAGTGGAATTACTAATTATCATAACGATTTAAATCAAGAAGAATTAATTTTTTCTAAAACAATCTCAAACGATCATAAAAATAAATCTTCGATACAAAATTTAAGCTCCTTATTTTTAAAAGAATTTTATAAAAAACTCAAATACACATTTGCTCCAGGATTAGAGGAAGTTGATTTTGTTTCAAATTTAAATGTTGGGAATTTTATAAGACAAGCAAAATCATTCTATCAATCAAAGGGTACGAATGAATCATTTAGAATTTTATTTAATGTTCTTTATGGGGTAAACCCAAGAGTTGTAAATCTTGAAGAATTTTTAATTAAACCATCATCTGCCCAATTTATTAGAAGAGAAATTGTAATTGCCGAAAGAATTTCTGGAGATCCTTCAAAATTACTTGGTCAGACAATTCGAAAATCTTCAGACACAATTACTAGTGCATCAATTTCTGAAATTGAACCATTTTTAAGAAATAATAGACAATATTACAAAATTTCTCTTTTTGTCGGATATGATGATATATCTGCAGTTGAAGGTAACTTTACAATTACCCCAAGTACCAGGTGTCTTGAAACGGTTTCTATTGGATCTTCTGTAATTTCAGTAGATTCGACAATTGGATTTGCAGGAATTGGAACAATCATATCAGGCATTAATACCATCACTTACACAAGTAAGAGTATAAATCAGTTTTTTGGATGTATTGGTATTACATCCACAATCTCAACAAAAGATGATATAAGATCAGATGAATTTTATTATGGATATGAAAATGGAGATCTTACAAAAAAAGTAGAATTAAGATTTACTGGAGTACTATCAAAATTTGTACAAACATCAGATTCTTTAAATCTTGATGAAGGTCAAATTATTTCGATTAATAGTATTGGAGATTTAATAGAAAATCCAGAAACTAATCAAACATATAAACAAATTTTTGCAAATTCTTGGATTTATAATACACGATCAAGATATCAGATAAAGGATGGTAGTACAAATTATACTCTCGCAAGTTCAATTGATAGATCTAGTTTAAAAATTGGAGATGAATTTGAACTTTTATATAGAGGATCTAATGTAGGAATATCTACTGGAAAAATTACCACAATCAATTCTAATGAAAATAGTATTATTATTGTTCTAAATCCAATTATAACTTTAGATTCTAATAAAAAATATGATATAAGAAGAAAACTAAATACTGCATCAAGTCTAAATGTTCCTATAAAGTTTGGAAATAATACTGTTTTATCGGACATACAAAATTTATATGTAGATGATGAATATGCATATGTGGCTTCAAATTCATTACCAGCAAATGGAAATAATTTATACTCATATCAAATAGAAAAAAATATTAAATCATTACTTGGAATAGGATTAACAGAAAATTACACTATTATACAATATAATGAATCCAGTTCACCATTTATTACTGGTGATAGGGTTTATTATCAACCTTCAGGTACTCCAATAGTTGGATTAGATACCGGAGATTATTATGTTGAAAATGTATCTCCCAAAGGAATAAGACTTTATTTTTCAAAATCGTTTATTGGTACTAATAATTACATTATATTTACAGATTCATTTTTTTCAAATTCAACATTTAATACTTCTAATATTCATAAATTTACATTATATTCTCAAAAATCAGAAATTATTGGTCCACAAAAATTACTTAAAAAATTTCCATTAACAGAAAATATTGATACTGGAATAGGAGAACCAACTATACCTGGTTCAATTGGAATGCTAATCAATGGTGTAGAGATTAATAATTATAAATCTGATGATAAAGTTTATTACGGACCACTAGAATCTATTGATGTATTAAATGGTGGGAGCAATTTTGATGTTATAAATCCACCAATAATCTCAATTTCTTCTGGAACAGGAACAACAGCACTAGCTCAACCAGTAATTAGTGGATCTATTCAAAAAATTTATATAGATTCTCAAGATTATGATATTAATAAAATTGTGTCTATTGGAGTATCTGGTGGAAATGGTTCTGGTGCAGTTTTAAATCCAATTGTCACAAAAAGACAAAGAAGTATTTTGTTTGATGGAAGACTTACGAGTAATTCTGGGGGAATTAGTACTTCAACAGGGCAATTGACATTTATAAACAACCATAATCTGAATAATGGAGAACCTTTAATTTACAATTCAAATGGAAATCTTGGGATTGGTATAGGAACTACTCCAGGAAATTTAGTTAATGGAGCAACATATTATGCTAAAATTGATAATAATAAGACTGTTAGACTTTATCTATCAAATTTAGATCATAATTTAGGAATTAATACTGTAAGTTTTAATGAAAATAATACCTCCGGAATCCATAAGTTTAGGACAGCATCCTATAAAAATACAATATCAGAAATTAAAATACTTAATGGAGGTAAATATACGAATAGAAAATTAATAGTTTCACCTACAGGAATATCGACAATTTATCATAATATAACTTTTAAAAATCATGGATTTGAAAGTGGTGAATTGGTAAATTATAACTATCAGACATCCACAATTGGAATTTCCACATTATTACAATATTACGTTTTAAATGAAAATGAAAATTCATTTAAGTTATGCGATGCTGGAATTGGTGGAACAGATAATAGTAATTACAATAGAAAAAATTACATCAGATTCTCTTCTAGTGGATCTGGATATCAATATTTTAGTTATCCAGATATATCTGTCTCTATATTATATTCTTCTGTTGGATTTGGAACAACAACCCAAACATACCAATCTCTTGTAACAACCCCAGTAGTTAGGGGTAAAATAATTGATGCGCATTTATATGAATCAGGAACAGGATATGGATCAACAATTATAAATCTTGAAAAAAAACCTCTCATATCAATAAAAAATGGTAGAGAAGCTCAATTAACTCCCATAATTATTAATGGTGAAATTAATTCAGTAAATATTCAATACAGCGGAATAGAATATTATTCAATTCCAGATTTAATTATAGAAGATTCTTCTGGTTCCGGATCTGGCGCAGATTTAAGGGCAGTCATTGTAGATGGAAAAATAACAGACGTTAAGATAGTTAATAGTGGAATAGGATATTCTTCTACCTCAACAATAATTAACGTTAAATCTTCAGGAAAAAATTCTGTTTTTAATATTAATATTCGATCTTTAACAGTAAATAATAATTATAAATTTGGAGATGAGTTGTTATTTGAAAGAGAAAATCAATTACAATACTCAGTTTCTGGATACTTTGAAAAGTTAAGGACATCATTTAATGATAATGGATCTGTATCTAAAATAATTGGATGGTCCTATGATGGAAATCCAATATACGGACCATATGGATATACTGATCCAGAAAATTCAAATTCAATACCCAAACTTTTATCTTCAGGGTATGAATTAAAAGAAAATAATGTTATCGATAGACCTGAATTTCCTGATGGATTTTTTGTTGAAGATTATACATATACAAATTCTGGAGATTTGGATGAAAATAATGGAAGATTTGGAAAAACTCCAGAATTTCCAAACGGAATATATGCATATTTCGCAACTTTAGATTTAATCACCTTAAATCCAAAATTTCCATATTTTATTGGAAATACATACAGATCTAATACGTTATCCGAAAATTCAATACTCAATCAATCATTTGATTTTAATAATTCAGATTTACTTCGAAACACTTTACCATATAAGATTTCAGACAACTATGCAGATAATGATTTTATTATAGAAACAAGTGATTTTACAAATCAAGAATCTCTTGTAGAATCTGTAACAAGCGGAAATGTAAGTGAATTGAGTATCATAAATCCTGGATCAGATTATAAAGTAAATGATGTTTTAAACTTTGATGATACCAATACAGGTGGTGGAGGTCTAACTGCAAAAGTTTCCTCTATATCAGGAAAGGATATTGTTAAATTAGAAACATCTATAGAAACTTATGAAAATTCAATTTTCTCCTGGAATAATGATAATCAAATAAAAGTTACAATTTTACCAAATCACAGTCTCTTTAATAATGATTTTGTTACAATTTCTGGATTTTCGACAAATTTGTCTAACTTAAATAATTCTTATAAAATTCAAGTATCATCATACTATACAAATGTTCTCAAGGATATTCCAGCAACTCCAACATCAGGTCTGACAACAGAAATTTATGTTACTCAAATTCCAATAAAGGTGTCAGTCGGAAGCAGTATTTCAATTGGTTCTGAAAAAATGAAAGTTTTGGAAGTATTTGAAAATCTTAATATAATTAAAGTTGAGAGAGGATCTACTGGAGTATCACACACAGCAACAACATCGATAAATTTTATTCCAGATTCATTTACAATTTCTGAAAAAATAGATTATTTTGATTCAAAAGTTAATAATAAAGTATTATTTAATCCAACCCAATCTGTTGGTGTTGGAACAACTGCAGGAATTACAAATTCGATCACATTTAAATTTGGAGATTCTAATATTACAAGAATTATTCCTACACAAGGAATTTATATTGAAAATCATCCATTTTCAAACAACCAACCTGTTATTTTTTCATACAGTGGATCAAATATTTCAATATCAACTTCTCCTACAGGAAATCAATTTAATATTCCTACAAATGTGTATGTGTCAAATAAAAATAAAAATACTATAGGAATTAAGACAAATCTTACGTCATCAGAGGTATATTTTAGAAGCAATGGTTATGACAATAATAACTATTCAATTGAGACCCAATATTCCCAGATAAAAGGAAAGGTTGAAAAAATTAAATCGACCGTTTCATTATCAACCTACCACGGATTAAATAATAATGACATTGTAAATTTAGAATTTAAACCATCTCTTTCAGTTGGAATTGGCACATCCGTTTCTATATATGTTAAGAGATATTTAAATACCGGTAATATATTAATTAACCCGATAGGATTCAATTCTACTGGTATTAACACATCTACAAATACAATTACCATTAATTCTCACAATTTAAAAACAGGAGATAAAATATTATATTCTTCTAATTTACTTCCTTCTGGATTATCTACAGATTTTTATTATGTTTATAAAGTTAATAATAATATTATAAAAGTTTCAAAGACTTATCTTGATTCTAAAAATATCCCCCCAACAGTAGTAAGTATTGCAAGCACAGGAGGATCGAATCAATCAATTTCATTAGTAAATCCCCAAATTAATGTAATTAAAAATAATAATTTAGTATTCAATTTATCAGATTCCTCACTTTCTGGATATAAATTTAAACTTTATTATGATAAAAATTACAAAAACGAATTCGTATCAATTGCAACAACATCAAAATTTATATTATCTGGTATAGGAACTATTGGGGTTTCTTCAAATGCATCTGTTACTATCAACTATGATGAAAAATTGCCAACTAAATTGTACTATAATTTGGAAAAATCTGGTAATATTAGTACTTCAGATACTTCAGTAAATAATTATTCAGAAATATTATTTGAAGATAGTGATTATAATTCAACATATAGTATTTCGGGCATTGGGTCAACAACATTTAATATTTCCTTGAAGGCAATACCACAAAAATTAACATATTCTCAAAATGAATGTGATATTTTAAAATATAACACAAATTCAATTTCAGCAAAAGGATCTATTCATAAAA